CTAAATATTCTTGGCTTACCTGATCATTATTTGTCATAAATTAGAATTTCTGTAAAAGATTATTAATGTTTGAACTTGCTTTATTTAAAGGAATATTTAAAATAGTCTCTAACCGACCAATAGCACCTTGAACAAGTCCATTATTTGTAGTTGATATTGAAAAATCTTCAATTGCGAATTGTTCACCAAATAGTAATTGAAAATTAATTGTGTATGTAAACTCATTTAGATGACTAGTTGAGGCTTCAACATCAAGTAACGTCAAAAAACCATTATATATTTGTGTTTTGTAGAAAAGAGTAGAAGTTTTATTACTAGACTCAAATTGCTGTTTTAAAAATAACAACTCCTGATACGCAGTTTGCCCAGCGCTAGAACCAGAAAGAACAAGCATTTCTGGAGCATTATACCAAATCTGATATTGAACCCCACTTTGAGTAGGCAGAGTACTATAACTAACAGCCTTTGTAATCTTCATATTGCGAGGATTTACATAAAAATTTAAATTATTGAGTCGTAAAGGATAAATTGTTGCCATTAGGAATTCCTCTATCGTCCTGAAGCGCGCGGTCCGTCATAAAAAACCTCTGAACTTGTGGCAGTTGGGGTTTTCTTAGTTATATTTTGATTTGGTAATGATTGTGAAATAGGGTGGATCGAAGACTTTGGTTGAGATTTATAAAAAGGAATACCAGCCAAGCGTGTATCTAATTCTGTAAAAAATCGATCAACCCAGTTTGCAATCCTACTGATTGGATCAACTACATCTACTAATTTGTCCATCCCTGTAATAGCCAATTCTTTACCTTTGTTTGATAGCTTTTCAGCGTCTGCAGAAAATTGCTCACGAGTCATTTTTCCAGTTCTTAATTGCTCGGCGAGTCCAAAAAATTCAGGAAGCATTTTTGTTTGAATACCAAGACCAAACTGTTTATTTAGAGAATCAGCTATAAACATGCGTTCCATCGGATTTTTACTCTGGTTCCCAACTTTAGTAAAAAAATCACCCATTAGTCCAAAAACGCCCCCACCTTCTTTTCCAAGCATTCCACCCTTACCATCTACCCCACCAAAAATAGCTGATCTCATTCCTTCACTGGTTGGACTTAAACCTTTTGTAAACGCAAGCATTCCAGCCATATCAGAAAGTCCTAAATTAGCTCCGGCATTTGCTACTCCAGCAGATAGAGTAACTCGTTCACCTTCAGTTGCCCCTGCACGCTTAAAGAAGCCCCCAATGCTATCAAGTACACTTGCAGCAACTGTTCCATCGTTTGTAATATTACGGAGAGCCTTCTGCATACCTATTTGAGCTGATAGAGCATCTAATTGATTTATATTAAGATCTTTGGCTATCTTAGATGATTGAAAATACGTCTTAGATATATCTTTTTGACTCATTCCTAAATTCTTCGTTACATCGATAAAAACTTCCATTTGCTTAGAAACATCTGGAAGAATATTTCCAAATAAACCCATATTATGTCTTATACCACCAGCCCCTTGGCCGACTAAGGTGCGTGATGCAGTCATTTGACTTACAATAGCTTGTTGTTGCGATTGATTAAGAGCACCATTAAAACCGTTATCAAATATCGCACTTGTAAACGCGCGTCCAGAAACTGCAGTTGCACCAGACTTTGCACTAGGGTCCCCAAATCCAGCAGCCGCTAAATTAATTCCTGTTTTTGTGAACTGTGCTTCTTTTTCGGTGACTTTTATAAGTGCTGCTAAAAGCAGAGCTGGAATAGAAATCTCTGGTGCTGCTATAAGATTTGCTGCACCAGAAACAAGACCACCAATAGGACCACCAATTTTACTGCCAACGTTTTGCACACCCGTTACACCACGCTGGAACATTCCAGGCCCAGCAGCACGTTTTGCAGACTCAGTATCAATCTTAGAAATTTGTCTATTTGCTTGCTCAGCATATGCTAATTTATTCTTAGCGATCTCACTATCTGATGTTTTTGCAACTCTTGCACGTTCTTCATATGCAGCTATTTGTGCTTTTGTTTCGTCCTGAATACTACTGATAGCAGCACGCCGCATTCGTTCTACATTGGTGCGGCGTTCATTTTCTTTATCACCAATGTATTTATAAAAAGTTTCCTGCGCTTTTAAATTATCATCTATGGAACTTAATGTAGCAGCACCTAACTTTTTAGTAATTTTATCTAATTCGGAATGAAGTTTATCAAGTGCGGTTTGCGCAGAAGATGTATCAATAGAAACACTAGACTTCATGTTCTGCTGACCAGACATGAGTGGATTAGAAAGGGGTTGCCCGTTTGGGCCTAAAAGTGGTGAATCAGCCAATGGAATTACCTCGGAATAATACTACATGCAAGTGAGCGGAATTAATTATGAAAAGAGGAAATAAAACAAAAAACAAAAAATAAAGCTAAGAAAGACCATATTCCAATATTCATAGCAAATCGTTCGCTTAGATTAAATATATGAGCGATGAACCCACCAAGCAACAGACACATAACAAATGCAAACACAATTAAGATCATAGTATATTATATCACTAAAACACTAAGATGTACATGGGTCGAAAGACCTATATTACATTGATTTAATAAAATCAAGTTCTGAGTAATGTTTTGGATCATTCATAAATGCTTTTAATTCTTCAGGCGTATATTTGTTTTTTAAGTCCTTAGACATTTGCTCATATAGTACTGATGGGGTGCTAACAGTTACTTCGATCTTATCTTTTGTATCCCATATGGCTGAAGCAGCCTGAGGATTTAAAAATCTACACAAAAGCTTGGTCTTTTCAAATTCTTCTTCGTCATCTTTAAAATAATTAAGGAGAATCCATGTAAATTCAGCATGTGAAAGATTTTTAAGAGTGTCTGAAAACGGAGAAACATGGAGGGCTTTGGACACAATCCAAAGTTGGCGGAAGGGGATTAAATCACTTTTTTTTTAAGTTCTTCTAACGTTACATCTTGTTCTTGAGCCATCTGATCATAGCAGTTATAAACAGCATTAAAAATTGGAGCTTGTAAATTTTGAATAAATTCTTTGGCTTCTGGGATGGTTACCTTAGTTCCGTTGATTGTATCAATTGCATAGATAATGAGAGCCTGTTGAAGAATAACTGCTCGAAGAGCATTATCTATTCCCAAAGGAGAGGTAGGTAGTTCGGCGAGGGCTTGCTGTTGCTGTAAAACAGACAAGGTGTGCATAGAAAGTTTTAACCCATTTACGACTTCAAATTCTTTTTCAACACGATTCAGAGCGCTAAACACTTTTAAATCCATTTTGAAACTCCTTATACTTATCTTTCACTTCTATTATACAGCATCTTTCACTTCTGTGCAACTACTATTTTATGCTGGCTCTCCAACTACGGTTGACCCAGTATAACCAAAATCAACTGATTCTATAATACGAAGATCGCCACCATTGATGTTATATGTTGCTCCAACGCTATGAATCCAAACACCTGTGAAGATTGTTGATTTAGTCGGAATGCCAGATCCAGCTGGTGCAATTTCTTGTTTCAGGATGCCGATTGGTGCATTATTATTAACAATGTCATCACCCGATATGCCAAGAGTTTCTAATGCATCTGAAACATAGAGCATAACGCGATCTGCATGTAATGAGTATTCATCTACTGTCCGAGGCAAGCGTTCTACAGGCTTACCTTGTTTATCGCTATCTAATTCAAATCGAAAATCTGTATTTCGACGTTGAGTTTGAGTAAATGATTGCGCGCCACCAATCTTGGCGCTTTGCTGAGCTAGCGCCAAGAGAGCCACTGGGTTATTTAGGGTTGTCGCGTCAAGACTCTTAGGTAAAATGAAAAGTGAAACTGATGTACTTAAACGTGCTGTGGTCGAACCTAATTCTGCCATTTGAATTCTCCTTTAATTAACTAAAAATTTATTACTTTTGATATTTAGGACAATATTTCATTACGCAAGATTTAAACCAAGAGTTATCAGGATGGTGTCAAGCTCGAGTACAGGTTGAATGCCTACCTGAAGCAGAATCTGCGTCGGTTGTGTTGGATTTACTGTCGCTGTGGGTGCAATGAAAGATACAATGATATCTGAATCCTTAACCGATTGCATAATTGCACCGGATACTGTCTCGACTTGAGAAGGAGTATTTGAGAGTAATTTTTGTCCAATGAAAATAGGATCGAGTAATCCACGCAGTGTTTGAGCACAATAATCAGCGATTTCAGTAACCTGATACAACTGATTAAGAATTGTTGCAAAATCAGTTGTCGTTCCAAATACAACCTTAGGAGAACCGCTGATATTATCAACGATCAATACACCACTATTTGAGAGGATTACTTTCTCGGCCTGGGCCAACGTGTTCGTTGTAGAAATACCAGAAACAACTGAGCGAGTTAGTGGTTGCGCAACATCATATACAGGATTCGTACGAAGAGCAGCTAAAGCTGCAGCCATCATTGCTCCATCAACAACTGATGGAAGCTGATTTGTACCAACAAACATATTGTACGCTGTTGACGTTTGATTGACCACGACTACACGATTGCTAGATGCACCAGTTGCATATCCAAGCATTGTTGTGCTACTAGGGTTTGCACCAGCTTTGAACCCAATGAAGGTTGTGCGTTCTAAGCGATTGATTGTGCTAGAAGCTGTTTCAACATGTGCTGTAAGATCTGGAATTAGCATTGCGTTATCTGCGGCATCTAACGATACAACGATATTAATGTTAGGAATGAATAGCTTTTGAAGAGCTGCGCGAACCTGAGACGCGTTAGAACCATCTGCAGGATTCATCTGCATTAAGCAAACAATGCTTGCGCCATTAAGCTGTGCAAGCTGTGAAGCAACCGGAAGCGTCCAAGCGCCATTCATATTTGCTGTTTGACCATCACCACTGCCAACAGTGCCCATAGCATTTGTGATTGTTCCAAAGTTCTGAACAAAGAAAAACTGTGGTTCGAATGAATTTTGTCCATCACCAACCACTTTTGCCCATTGATAATTCGCGAAATAAACCACGTTAATAAGTGGACGACGAGGAGTAGATACTAAAGACCCAGCAACAAATCCAAGAGTTGTATTAGATGTTCCGTTTTCAATAGTTAATGAAGAGTTTGTAGTTGCAACTGTTGCGAGATTAACTCTATTTGCGGTAGGTATAGAACCAGAAGCTGTGATGCCTGTAAGGTTCGCAGCTAAGGCAGTTGCTACCTCAGCAGATGTTGCAGCTGCTGGAACCGCGAAATCACCTGAAACGAATGTATAAGATTGAATTGAACCAGTACCAACAGCAATACTGAACGTTTGTCCAACAAGCCCAGCATATGTGCCTGCTACTGTTCCTGTCAATGCGGCGGCTCCAACCAACCATTCAATCCCACCTAAAACTGGTGTAGCTGAATAATCTACAGCTGCAGTATATACGGCATAATTTTGATCAGTAAGTGTCGTACCACTAATTACAGTAGCAGCGTGTGCAAGTGTATCATTATTTCCTGCTCCGCGGGTAACATCTTCACCTGTAACAATATTGGTCAAACGACCAGTACCGATATAAGCAACTACACGAATGCCTCCAGTTACGGAAGCTAAAAGCTGTTGCTGAACTTCATTGTATACGCCTGGTAATACTGGTTGGCCGTTAACGCTTGGCATTGGTGAATTCTCCTTAACAAATATTTAAATCTATTTTAATACAAAATTATTTTGTAAACAAGAACATACTACGTCTTGAACGTAGTACTCCTATTATAACACAGAAATATTATACTTTCTTAGTAATTTTTATTGTTATCTACTCTATAAAACTGTGAGCGTTAAACTCTGATTTGCAGCACCTGCTGCATTTAGAGCTGAGATAGTTGCGTAATAAGTGCCAGCAGGTGTAGGTATTCCTGATATTAGACCGTTTGCACCATTTACAATAAGCCCAGCAGGCAAACCTGTTGCAGCATAGGAAGTAGGAGAATTAGATGCGGTTATAATATAATTAAACGGAAGATTAATTGAAATATTAGTAGCGATACCAGGAACAAAACCAGCTGTATTAACTACAATTAAATGATTGTTATCTACTATAGTTACAATTGTTGTACTATTTAATCCCTGAACGATTGTATTCCCATTTGTCATTCCGTAAGAACTTTCTACAGTTAAAGCAGTAGGACTTGTTACTAAGTCAATTACAAATTGTACACCAGGTGCAAACGAAGCACTTAAAGAACTTGTTATAATTGGCATACCATCTGTATAAACCGGAACTGTAACAGTGAGGCCAGTAACATTAGTCACTGCCAAACTATTTGTCCATTCACAATAAACACGCAGAACAAAATGATTCTCAATATAAACACGCTGATTCTGAACCAAGCGAGTTTCCGTAGGAAGCGTACGATCAATCATCTCAATTCCGTTAACAGCAAGCTGATGTCTAATCGTAGACATATTATTATAAATAAGATCGACAATCTTATCACGAGCAAGGGTGTCATCAATAATATACACCTTGATAGTCACGACCACAACAAGACTTGAGAAGATAACATCCGTTGTTACAATGTTTGCAGAGTTTTTGGCGTCATAGCTATCTTCAGGTCCTAAGTAACGAGTTTCGGAGGCACTAGCTGTATCAACTACAATAGATGGCCACGCCTGATAATCTTGCGGAACAGCATCCGAAATGAAGATCTTTGAGTTATCAAAATCAAACAAGCCACCCTCACGGAGAGTAGGTGATGTCCACCGAAGGACAGGAGAAGTTGTGGATGTTACTGTAGCATTTGCTGATGATCCAGGAATTGTTGACGTTATATTTACCTGATTAGGAATTGTATTAACAGCGGCAGAAACTAATAAGATCACACTATTAAGATTAACCCTAGCAACAAAATTCGCCAATGTAATCTGCTGCGTTGCACCAATCTGAACTTGCAAGCCAACTGGAGCACCGATCACAAATGTAAGTGTACTTGCGCCAATAATTACTGTGTTTCCATTTACAGGATTCCCATAAAAACCAAGAGTTGAATGAGCCACACTTTCAATGTATGGATATTCAAATGGTGGCACGACTAACACATTATTAGCAGGCGAGAAAATATCTCGCAGCTCCTTAATAACTGAGTTACGCACTCTTGTCAAAATCAAATACGGATTAGAATTCGCCATAATTATAAACCACTTGGTAACTTATACAAAATTGATCCACGTTCAACTTCAGCTAGTTCCAGATCTTGATGCAAAACGAAGTGTTTCCAACGTCGAGGAAATACTTGTGTAACAAGCATTCGTTCATTATTTCTACGTACAATCATATCACCAGGTGTAAGAAGTGGTTCAAATGAGGTCCAAGAATGAGGTTTGTATATCCGTTGTTGTCCATAATCAGTTAACGCTAAATCTGTTGGACCACTGGAAAGAAGACTTACAACAATCTCAATTGGTTGAAAAAAACCATAATTAGGCCCACCAATGTTTGAACCAGTGAGATTAGCATCCATCGCTATCCAACCAGTACCATAACACACTTCATCGTCATGTTGTGCATTTGTATGACGAACAGAATCAAAATTAGGACAACGTTGTCCTTCATAGCGACGTTTATATAATAGAACGCGTTCACCTGATTGGTTTAAAATCCATTTATTCTTTTCACGAATCCAAAGAAAATAATTCTCTAACCCATGCGGACCATGCGTAGATTGATCAGGAAGTATAGGATATGAATCGCCCATTGGTATCTACCTCTTTTTAAATTATAAACCAGTTTGTGCCATTACTTTGAATCGTTGTAGATTGATATTGACTAGATAGCGCAACAGTGGTCGCGCCATCAATTGTATCTGATCCCGCTCGTGTAACTGTAACAGCATTTACACTAGAATCAATCTTCTTAATATTAAGTACCTTGCCAGTTTGAGTGGAAGCTAGGGGAAGATTAACTGCAAAAGCAGCAGATGTTGCATCCCCAAGAACAGTATAATCTGTTGATAAAACTGGGTATGTTGTTGATACGGTAACAATCTGTGTAATTGCAAATGGTCTAAAACCAGTATTATTTTGATTTGCAAGTAAAGTATTAGTACTACTTGAACAATATGTAACAACGTTAGAAGTCGATGCAGCTGGTGCTGAAGCATTTTGCCATAGGGCTGCTGCACTTCCGCCACTATTAGTTGAAAATATGAAATGAGTAGATGTTTGAGCTAAAATAGAACTGGAAGATGCTAGTGTAATAGCACCACTACTAGAAAGAGTTATAGAAGTACCATCAATTCTAGCTTGTGATCCAATAATACGATATTGTGTTCCACCAACAGTCATCGCAAATTGAGAACTTGTTTCCCACCCAATTGTGCCAACACTCCCACCGCTTTCAAATCTAGCAGTAGCATAAGCAGAAGTACCATCCTGACGAATATTAAGCAGAGGAGTTGTTGATGAATTTGTATTATCATACATCTCTAATTTATAATCAGGAGTATTTGTACCAAGGCCTAATCGATTATTAGTATCATCCCAAAATAGATTTGCGGCATCTGATGAAAATACACCTGAACCACCACTAAATTGAATAGCACCAGTAACACCTGAAGATGATCCACCACCCGTTGATACCCAACTAGATCCATTATAAACTTCAGATTGAATTGTAGTAGTATTGTAAATCTGTAGACCAGTAGCTGGAGTTGCAATAGCATTTCTTTGAGTAGTTGTTAACCTAGGAGGCAAGAAACCACGGGTAGTTGACTGGATATCTAATGAGGCCGAAACAGCTGGTGTTGTTCCACCAATTGTAACTTGACCACGATTAGCATTTGTACCTGTAAGTATTAAATTACCACCACCTGCTGATGTAAAAGCTGTTAACGTAATGCTTCCACCAGTTTCAGTACCACCGTTAGAATTGCCAGTTGTTAAAGTAAGACTACCACCATTTGCAACGTTTGTGCCACCACCAGCAATATTGCCAGTAGTTAACGTGATGGACCCGCCAAGAGCAGTATTTATTCCGTTAAAGTTAAAATTACCAGTTGAAAAAGTTAGACCACCACCAGCCATTGTAGTTGCCCCACCGGCACCCAAGCAATTACCTGTTAGAAAGGACATAGTAGGGCCGCTAAATAAAATGCCAGTTCCACCGGTAGTAGTAGTTAAGCTAATAGCAATTCCAGGTCCAATTACGAAATTAGTAAGTGAAATTGTTCTAGCAGCTGTATCGAAAATATATGTAGCACTTGGAGTAGTATGTAATGTTAAACTTGCAAAATTGGGACTTGCTGATATAGAAAGATCTTGTGGGAGTGGCCCTGCCCAGAAACTACCATTATAAACTTCAGATTGAATTGTAGTAGTATTGTAAATCTGTAGACCAGTAGCTGGAGTTGCAATAGCATTTCTTTGAGTAGTTGTTAACCTAGGAGGCAGAAACCCAGATGTAATACTAGTAGATGTAATTGATCCAGCTGTTGTTATATTTCCAGTTGCTGCGTCAACATTATATAATGTTCCCATATATTATCCTTATTCAGCCTCTAATAATGTATTTCCAGCAGCTAACCATATTTGAAATTGATCCCACTCAAAATTTCCTGGAGCATTAGGAACACAACTTATAACCCCATCTTGAGTCAGAAGTATCCCTATATTTAAATCATCTTGCTGAACATACTTATACGTTATCATTTATGCCATCCTTGCTGCTGCAGTCCAATGACCTTGTGCCCATAGCTCAGTAGCTAAAACAGTTTGGAGTACAGCTGTTCCGTTTGTTCCCAAGTTGTTTGTACTTACAGCCCTATCTGTATCAACAGTTGCTGTACTACGAAATGTCCATTGTCCTGAAGTACCTGCTGTAGTATAAAAAGTAAATGTGGGAGCTACACGTTTTGGAACTACAAACGGAATTAAAGATGACTGCACTTGCGCTGCACCTGTTGCAGCAAAAACTTGTCTATCGGCGTTAGTACTAGTATTAGTAGCCACAGATGTTTCAAGAGCATATGTTTTTTCAAAATAGCGCTGAAGCATAGCCAATTCAATTTGTTGAGGTCTGAATTCAAACGGGGTTGCTGCACTTCCAAGTTCTAGTTGCATACCTGTAACATCCCACGTTGCACTAGCTGTAGAAACTACGCGTGTTTGTGAAGGTGGTGTAAATTTTTGAACACCACCACCCCAAACATTTGCTGTGGCTTGTCTATCAGTCCCAGTTCCATAATCGAATACAAATTTCATACCCTTTGCAGCATCAGTTGTCCAATTACCTGATAAATCTCCAGTTAAAGTGATAGTTTTGTATTCCCATGTATTAGCTACACTTATTGTGTAAGATACTGGATATGAACGATCACTATCACCATTAACTAATGACCCACCAAAATTGCCTGTTAATGAACTTCTAACCCAAAATGAAACAGTAATAACTTTTGCATTGGCTGATCCAAATAAGAAGTCACGAGTGTTATTTCCTTCGATCGAATACTGAGTAAAGAAATAATCATTTGCATTAGGAGATACTGTAGCTGATGTAGTTGTGACTCTCATGTAATGTGTAAATCCAGTTGGAGGGGTAGCAGTTAAACGTTGAATAGAAAATGAGCCATTACTGCACAAACTTGCCCACATATCCAAAGTAAATTGTGTACTACCTCCACTAATAGAAGAAGATGCTCCAGCATTTACTTGGTCAAATCGCATATCTCCATTGAGTATACGACTCTTACCAATGCCAACAAATGTAGTTCCAGCGACACTTAAACCTAATAATGTATTATCAATTGTTGTAAATGCCATAAGTATCCTCTTTTAAATTAGTCTGCTGACAATGGTTGATTATTCAAGGAATTGCCTTGTTGATCTGCTTCTATTAACCACGCCTGATACACAATCCAATCTTTATTTCCTGCATCGTTTGGAATGTTCGCGTTATCTGCAATACGCAAAATTAAATCCGTGTTATTTTGCCCCTGCTCATTTTTGACACGTTTGAACATGGATCACCTCTTATATTTCTGCGTCGGCTACAAAATGCCCATACGCCATGTACCAGTTACTCGAAGCGGAAGCAGTGATAGGGCTACCAGCAATAGCAGTAACGCGTACACGTAAACCAGTTGTTGAAATGTTGTCCGTAGCGAATGTCCCGTCGCCAAGGTTTGCTCCGTTAGTTCTGACAGTCCACGATCCACTGACACCGCCTTCTGTGTATCCCGTCATCGTCGGAGTTACGCGCTTTGGAACTTTGAATTGGAGAGATCCGTACTGAACAACAGATGTCGACGCACCTGCCATCGGGATATAAACAATTCCGAGCGCTGTATTAGCTCCGGGATTGATATCTGCGTCATAGCTTTTCTCATAATACCGCTGACACCGCGCGAATTCTTGTTGTGGATCTGGCGGAACGAAAGAAACTGGTAAAGCTGATATTGTGAGCATAATGGAATCATAATAATACGTTCCGTTTAATTTGTCGCCATTTGCTAACATTCCAACTAATGCCCATAATTCCGTTGCCGATCCACTTAATGTCTTAGTGACAGTCAGTGTTTCAAAAGTACTTCCACCAGAATGATAAGACGAAAAAGTCGTATCTACTCCGTCGTAAATGGCAATGCGGTTTGAGTTTGTAGTATTGCTTCTCACTCTAGCTGTTAGTGTAACTGTTTTTCCTTTGTATTCCAATGGATTTTCAATTTGTTGTTCAATTCGCCAGTCTTGTCCACCCGTTGCCCCAGTTAAAACGGCTTTGAACGAGTAAATACCACTATCTAAAATGGTAGCATCTCTTGTGACTATAACAGTGGATGCTTGAGATGTTCTAACCTTCCAACGGTCAGCAACGTAAGTCAGAGTCGCTGGATTTGTAAAAGTAACTGCGCGTTGCCAGATTTCCATGCCGCCATTAATTAAAATATTACGAATGTTCTGTGTTGCAGATGGGATAAGTGTAGGATCAAGTTGTGTTCGTGCCATATTATTGTCCTCGTGATGCTTCAACTAAAGCATCATACTCCACTCTCGTGGAGTCTTTTGGATACTTTGTTTTAAGTGCGATTCGTTGTAACGAAATGTGTTGTATTGATGGAGGGGCATGTTTACTCCGGATCTACAGTTCGTAACTGGTCTGAGGGAACGCCAGACTCAGTAAGACGCGACCATTGCGCATCTCTATCCACTAGCTGTGTATGACTTGATGCAAGTTCCCAATTACCTTCAATCAACTGTTCAATGATAAGCATTAGCGAACCCTCACAGCATAGATTTTCCCTCGCCCGAACGGAGCCGTTCCGCCGGCGTATACCGCTGCATATTTCAGATAGTGAATGGTTGTCGTGGTGAGCGCAACGCGATACCCGTAAAGCGCACACGAATCACGTAACCCGTTGGCGATAGTTCTTGTGAACGGCAAATAATTGTCATTGTTTGTGAGACCGGCCCCGTCATTTCCGCTGGTTGTGGAAACGCCGAATTCCCATCCGGTGACCGTCACGCCCGACCCATTATTGACATCGCATTGAAACCCGATGATCCAGTTGCCAGCGGTCAACGATATCGAAGTCAAATCCCCGTACACTGTCGTCGCCGGAAAGTTGGTATTTGATGTGATGTGAGATGTAACATATTCACCCACATATCCAGCAGCCGCGCTGTTGTTGGTAGTAGTGCCTTTAATTGAAACGCCTGTGGTTCTTGCGCTCATTGCACCTGTAACATCAAGGCCGTTGAAACACTCAAGAGCTGAAGTTGTAGCTTCCATCTGAGCCACGCCACCAACAGCGAAACTTAATGTATTACTAGTGCGTCGATAAATTCCAGCAGTCGCGTCTGCGGTGAAAGCAATCGCAGGAGCCGCTGCACTTCCAGCCGGTACAAGAAGGGCTCCTGTGATGTTGACACTAGTCGCGGAAAGAACAATCTGGTTGGTTCCGATGACCGTGGAACCTGCCGCGCTGTAGTAGGCGAGTTGTCCGGTTGTTCCTGCGTTCACGATCCCGCTCCCTGGTGCTACAGACTGCGAGAATAGAAATGCAACTTTTTGAGTAGAAACTAATGCATTATTAAATGTAACAGTTGTACTATTTGTTTCTAAATAGTCTATAGTGGCTCCAACAGTCTGAAGATCGCCGTCAAGATAAACAGTTAAATTCTTACCACCAGGAGTATAACTATTTGCCAAATTGAATACAGTAGTAGAACCAGTATAAGAACCTGACACAGTTCCTACAATGTAATCTTCCCTAAAAAGAGTTACTGCTTGAGCAACACCGGATGCTGCAATGGCACGAAATGCAATCTTTTGACCAACAATCAAAGCTTGAGTTGTTGTAACTCTGGTTGTGGTTGTTTCTGTATAATCATCAGTCGGAATTAATTGTACACCATCGTACATAACCTGAATGGTTTTTCCATCTTGCACATATGCAAATGGTAAGTCAAATATTGTTAGAGAACCAGTATAAGAACCTGACACAGTTCCTATAATGTAATTAATATATTGTGCTGTTGCACCTGAACCAATCCCCCAACTTAAATTCCCACTACCATCATTTACTAAAGTTTGATTCAAAGTACCTTGAGCATTGGGCAATACTAAAGAATAAGAAGTTGTTATTGAAGAAGGAGATTGAAGAGTAACAGCATCTGTCCCTGCTCCTGTTTCCTGCAAAATCAAACCTGTTTTTAAATATAAACTTCTCCAAGCTATACTTGAAGAACCCAGGTCATCAGTATTAGTTGTATCAGATACTAAAGTTGTATTAATAGCTACGGATGCTAAATTTGAAAGAGCTGTGTTTGCTCCAGCGGCGGCTGTATTTTGCCAGGTTGGTAACGCAGCTGCGCCATTACTAGTAAGAACTTGGCCAGATGTTCCAAGTCCAGAAACTTGCTGCATTGCACCTGCGCTTGTTGTACCACCAGCTAAAACAGCATACGCTGTAAGAGACAATAACCCAGTACCGCCAAAAGGCACTGTTACAGCTGCGCCTTGCCATGTTCCAGAAGTAATAGTACCAACTGAGGTCAACGAGGACGTTACTACGTTGCTTGCTAATGTTGTTCCTGTTAAAGTACCAGCAGGAGCGATGACAACATTCCCAGACGCTGCTGTAATTAATCCTTTAGCATTTACTGTAAGAGAGGGAATTGATGTTGAAGATCCAAATGAACCTACGTTACCATTAACTGTAGCAAGCGTTAATGCAACTGAACCAGGACCGGTTGCCGTTGCGTCACCAGTGAGAGCAGTGATATAATTTCCGGTTGCTTGTTTGCCATTCAGTTGAGTTTGAATGGATGAAGTAACACCTGAGAGATACCCTAATTCTGTTGATGTAACAGCGCTAGAGGATATATTCTTACTAGCATCTGAAACTAACGCTGTGCTGGCGGTAAGCTTAGCCATATTGATATCGCCGCGACCGCTTCCTGTACCTGTAAGTATTAAATTACCACCAAATGCTGATGTAAAAGCTGTTAACGTAATTGAACCGCCACTAAGATTACCATTAACTGTAGTACCAGTTGTCAGAGTAATACTACCACCAAATGCATCTCCGCGAGTACCAGTGGCATTACCAGATGTTAGTGTTAAGTTACCACCAATTGCGTTTGCTGTTCCATTTCCAGCACCTGTAGCAGTAGTATTTCCAGATGTTAGGGTTAAACCTCCACCAATTGAATTAGTATTTAAAACCGTTCCAGTGTTATTTGTGAAATCAGCAATACCAGCAGTTAAGATTACACCGCCACCCAGAGAAATTGCATTTGTTGTCCCAGCAGCGGTTAAAGTTGCACCACCACCAAGTGTAAACTGAAGTGTAGTTGAAACTGTATTCGTTAACGTTAAATTTGAAAAAGTAGGTGTTGATGTTGTAGCAATATTTTGAGGTGTAGAAAGTGTAATGCTACCAGAACCATTTGTAACAACTACTTGATTTGCAGTACCAGCTAAGGTTGTTTTAGCTAATGTATTTCCAGTTGTATTACCAATTAGAAGTTGTCCATCTGTATATGAAGTCTGACCTGTGCCACCATTAACAACAGGAAGAACAGTACCAGATAGTATTTGTGTAGATAAGTTTATTCCTGTAACACTCATATGGAATTACTCCGATTATAAAATCCTCTTAAACAGGAAAT